TAATAGTATGGGTGAAGCAAGTGAAGGAGAAGTTCGTGCATGTTTTAGCAATGTTGTACAGGATTCTCTTGGAGTTGAATCTCTCGGACAACCATTGGCAGATGAAGGTATCACAGTAAAAGGTAGTGAAATACATCAGCAATTTAGATATGGTTCGATTGGAGAGCTTGATCCATCCGAAGTTATCGTAATTAGGATGAAGGGGATTGACGACACATCGAGTGCTCCAGTTCAAGCTCCATTGACTGTACAAACTAAATTGACTTGCTCAAGCTGTGGCAAAACATTTAAATCATCATATAAATATTGTCCAAATTGTGGAACTTATTTAGAGTAATTGCTAAAGGGTACAATCATTTAAACAGATGTGGCTTTACTTGATTGTACCCTTTATTTTTCGTTGGCATTACTAAACATGTAACAAATTCAGAACAAAATATAAAGTAAAACCTCATTTTATTAGAGAGAAGGAAAACTGATTATGAAAAAGGTTAAAGATACAGAGATTGTCATAAGGGAATCGTATGGTAGTAATTGTCTAGGCGATCAAGTTAATGTAAATAAACCGGCTTCGAGAAGACCTCAAGGCGAAGTGCATATTTATGAGCAACTTGAAAATGGCAGAAAAGAACTGATACATAAGAGTAATTTGGTTGTTTATCTTGGACGTGAAATGTTAGCACAGAGATTAGTTAATACAAATAATGCTTTAGTAACTCCTACTAAGGATGAGTGGGTACAATGGTTTGGTGTTGGCGATGGTGGTGTACTACCAGCTGACCCTCTTGACCCAACTCCACCAATAATTAGTGATGACGATTTATATTCTTCTGTAATGATTTCGGATACCACATCTGCTCTTTATGCAGATTTTCATACAAGTGCAGAAGCAGGATATCCATCAACAGGATTTTATAAGAAAATCTTTGACCAAGAACCAACTAATCAGATTGAGTTTCAAACAGATATTTTAAATGATGATAGATATTTAGTGATAAAAATTACAACTACAATTGGAGTTAATGACGCAAACGGACAACAGTTAAGTGAAGCTGGATTATTTTCAGCAGCTAGTGCTACAGGCGGATATAGTGGAAACTTCAGTCTATTTGCAAGAGTTACATACCCATCATTGATCAAAACAGCCGACAGACGTTTTATCTTTGTATGGTATTTATATGTTTAAAAGGAATTGAATATCAAAAGGATTTTTTAGTTTAGACCTGGAGAAGAAAGGAAACTTAAATTAGAGAGCCAAACCTATTAGAGAAATTTATATATTAATCGGAGGAAAGAGATCATGGCTAATGTATCTCCGGGTGTTTTTACCAAAATTATCGACCTGTCAACATTTGTACAAGCGGTCCCATCTACAATTGGATTCTTGTGTGGTTTTTCAAGAAAGGGTCGAGACAACGAAGTAATATTCGTAGGATCAAGAGCTGAGTTAATCAGCGAATGGGGCGAACCAAAAATTACTGATTACACAAAAAATTACGGACAAGGTCCATATCTTGCATACAATCACTTAGGTGAATCTGGTGCATTATACTGGATGAGATGTTTACCAGATGATGCTGCATATGCAAATCTAAGAATTGATACCAGATTGGCTGCGGCTGATGCAACAGCAAGTATTTCAATCACATACGTTGATGGTCTTAATACAGAGGATGAAATTACAACAAATCTGGAAACTGTGGTTGATGTAAAACCATTGGGCTTCTTAGTACCAATCGGTAGAGGTGACTTCTACAACTCCATAGCAGTAAGATTTACAGCACATTCAAATCCAACTTTATATGGAGTATATGTATTAGACATCTACGAAAAGCAAACAGATGGAGAAGATGTTATTATTGAGTCTTTCGATGTTTCGTTTGATCCGTTTGCCACAGACAATGCTGGAGACTCAATTTTTATTGGAAGTATCCTTGAACTGTATTCATCAATGTTAAGATTTAAAATGGAACTAGCGAGCGGTGAGTATACAGAAGGATATGAGTTAATCTCTAAAATCTATGATAAAGATATTGGTACAGTTACTGTTGATTTAACAGGCGGTTCAGCTACAATTATAGATAACAAACAAGACTTTACAGATTGGGAAAATAGTACAGAAACAGGCAATGCTAACTATGTAGTTGTTGCCAAAGATGCAAAAGGTAATACAATTTGGGGATGGTTGGGTGCTGCAATTGGTACTTATGAAGATGGCGCCAATGTATTTCCGAATAGAAGTCTTACCGGCGGAACAGCAGGGTGGAATGGTGCAACTGCAACCTTTGATGTTGACTCAGCTGTTTCATACCAAATTTTGGCATCATATGCTAGTGTAGCTTCTGCATTTACTTCTGCTGAACCTACACCATTAAGAAAAGGATCTGAAGGTTCATTGGTTAATGCAGACGGAAGTTTGGATACCACTGAAGCAGAAACTCTTCTTGAACAAGGTTACTCAGGATTGATTGATGACCAAATCCTTGATACAGAAAATATTTACTTTACCCTTGTATATGATGCAGGGTACCCAGCAGATGTTAAGACTGCAATCAGCACACTATGTCAAACAAGACGTGATTGTGTTGGTATTCTTGACAATGGCGATAATGCAACTGCTACTATAGCATTGTCAACAAGAACTAATACAAATGTTTTCAATAATTTCTATGTAGCACTATATGAATGTTACAACAAAGTCTCTGATGCATTTACAGGCGAAGACATTTGGTTCTCACCTGTGTATCACATGTCATATTTAATTCCAAGAAATGACAATGTAGCAGAACTATGGTTTGCAGCTGCTGGATTTAACAGAGGTTCAATTGACTCAATTAAGGAGTTGAGATATAATCCAAGATTGGGTCAGAGAGATCAAATGTATTTGAAACAACTAAACCCAATTGTTAAGTTTTCAGCGGGTTATGTTGTTTGGGGACAGTTAACATCACAAGCGAAAGCAAGTGCCCTACAAGATCTGAACATCGTAAGACTTGTTCTTTATTGTAAGAGAGCGATCGAACAATATTGTCGCTTCTTTATCTTTGAGCAAAATGATCAGATTACTTGGACACAGGTTGCCGGATCAATTGTTGACTTCCTTGAAATTATTAAGAATAAAAGAGGTTTGGACAGTTACTCAGTAGATGTTGGTGCAACAGACTACGAAAAGAAAACAAAGAAATTTCATGTTAATATTATTCTACAACCAACAAGAGTTGTTGAACAAATTGAACTAAACTTCTATATCCAATAATTAGAAGCAAAAAAAGACCCTGGAAGGAGTAATCCTCTCAGGGTCTTTTTTGCGTTGGCGGATTAGATATTATCCATTGACTCGATTTTTTTATCCACTTCTTTTTGATACTCTTGGAGTTTTTGGGCGATTGACATTGCTTCATGGATAATTTCTTCATTCATCATAGGGAAGATATTAATGATTGTGAAATTAACTCTTTTAGCTGTCTGCCCTCTAATGAATACCTCATCATATTTACTCTTTCCCATTTTATCAAGATGTTGAAGAACATGGTCGATATTTGATCTTATGGGATTATGTAAAGTTTTCAATACAAGACCCAACTCGTGAATAACCTTTAGGAAATATAAACAAGTTGTTGGTTCGATTCTAATATTATTAAGCATAGAGAATACAGGCGAGGATTTAACACCATCAGCAATAATTTCAAGGTGTTTGAGGTTTACATGTTTTAAACTGAAGATGTTTGCCTGCTCTCTCAGACTAAGATAATTCATGATATCAAAATCAGGAGGGATCGCAACAAACTCGATTGTCATATAGTTTTCAACAAGAGAGTTAGCATCTGATAACTGTGTTTCTTGATCTCTTCCAAACTCATCAAGAAGCTCTTTTTTGCTCATAGTAACATTCCTTTGTTTGAGTAAATTAATTTTAATGTTTGGAGATGTGGATGCTTTCGAGAGACCGAAAAATATTATTGTGCTCCATCTCCGAAAAATACTCACCATCTTCATCACCATAGTTGAAAATATAAATGTATGATTCATCGGATATTTTTTCCAAAAACTCTTTTGCTATAATGTGAGCAAGTGAGATTTGTTTTAAACTTCGTTCATCCCAAAAGATATCTCTCCATTGTGGGTGGTCATATGATTGTCCCTCACTCCCCTCCCGTTTAAAAAATTTTTTATCCTCATCCCAAGCATCTCGAAATCTTGGATCGTTGATATATCCATATGTAACTTCCTCTGCAATTTTTGCTTTCACGTTTGGACTTGTTTTACATAATGCTCTTTGATTTTTTGCATCCTTATAGACAGTTTCAGCATATTTATGTGGTATATACGCTTGTACATCTTCAAGGGTTTTAACCTTCTTTGGAAAGGCAACTACAAATGAGGATGAGCTTGAATTTGTTACAAAATCAACTTTAATTTTCATTAGTTATCCATCCAGCACTCTTCAATATGATCAACTTCTTGTAAGAAGCCAAAAATATTTTTGATTTGAATTTTGACTCTGGTTTTAAATTCGGCAAGAGTTTCATCGTCTTTCATATCTGTGTATGGGATACCAATCATAGCACTCTCTGAATAATAATCGAAGCCATGTGAATAAGTGAGATCGCTTCCAGCTAGTATTTCATCAAGGTGTTCTGACACAGACTCCCTCATATCATCTACGGTCAAATCGCCGCCATCGAGTTTATTCAGAAATAAGGAACATAGGTGTTCTGCTGGTATTTTGCTGGTATCTAAATAAGTTCCCATGACAACAAATGACGATGAACTTGAGTTTGTTACAAAATCGACTTTAAGTTTCACTGTGCACTCCTTTAGAAGCCTATCGGACAGGCTTGTGGATTTTCTTTCAGAATGTCCCGATAAAAGCTGAATGACTCAGACTTATTCCATATTGTTTCAATGGAGCTATCTTTTAAATCAACCTCTGTGTTACATCCTGCAAAACTACATGGTTTGAATTTCATATCAGGTGTTATATATCCCGACATTCTTGCTGCCTCACAAGTATCTATTGACATTGCTTGAAAAGCTTCAGGTGTTTGATATTTTAAAACATGATTGGCAAGACAACTGTCCATACCGACTTTGAATTTACATTTTGGTTCAAGGATTCTTTTTGACATTACCTCTAACTGTATTTGTGTTGGAACTAAATGTTTCAGTTCTTTACCAGACCCTTGTGGTTTGAATAGTAGAAATATAACAGCATTTAATTTTTTAATATTGACTTTTCCTTTCCATATATCTTTTCCTTCAAGAATATCTATAGCAAGACCATGTGACATGTTAGAATAAATAAAATGAATATTAGTTTTTATTCCATAATCAATAAATCTTTGTAGAGCATTAAATGTAAAGTCGTTGGTTTTTAAAATAGTTGTTTCTATTTCTTTATATTCATATTCTTCGCTATTATCTTTTTTAGAACAAACTTCCCATTCTTCACCGTTTTCGTCTTTTATTATTTTTTCTTTTAAAAAATTGTTTTCTTTTTTCATCCTCTTCTCCATGACATTTTTTACAAAGAGTTATTCCATTATCTAATTTATGTAAATTTATAACTGTATTTTCAAGAGACATTTTATCGTTTTTATTCCATTTACAATAATTAACAATATCTAAATTACAAATTAATAATGCTTCAGTGAATATTTTACGATATGGTTTTATATGATGCACTTCTAAATTATTGTGATTACCACATTTCTGGCATATAAAATTATCTCTTTTTAAAATTGGATATACCCATGATGTATATAATCTTATTTTAATTAAATATCTAAACTGACTAGTAGAAATTCCATCTGTTGTTATATCTTTTCTTTTTTTATAATTCGGAACTCCTTTTTTTGTTTTTTTCATAACTTTGGTATATCTTGCAACTCTTTCATCAGTTTCTTTAGTTAAACCTTTATTCCATGCTGATATTTCCTTTTCTGATTTTGTTTTTTTCATAACTTTGGTATATCTTGCAACTCTTTCATCAGTTTCTTTAGTTAAGCCTTTATTCCATGCTTGGTTTGAAAATTTTCTAGATGGGCATCCAAAAACTTGTTTTGAGCAACACACTTTTCCATTTTTGAATTGATGAATTGCTTGTTGACCACAACCATAGTCACAAATTTTATTTAGAGTTTGTTTCATTCTTTTTTCTCCGAACACGAACTTTTATTTTTTGTTCTGAGAAAATTTGACTGACAGCAACGGCTCCGCACATTTTGGATATTTCAATTTCATCATCCGTAAGATCAATCCCGCTTGTTGTATAGTTTGGCACAACATTATGCTTTCTGCAATATTCTAACATTTCTGCAAAGTGAGCATGTTTGTTTGGATCTCCGCGTCCTCCCAATGCAACTTGATTTGTATGATGGGAAACAGCATCAATGATGCTCATGAAGTCTGAGAGCTTCATATTTGGTTGCGAATCATGCCCCTGATAACAAAAGGCACACTTATTTTTGCACGCGCCCATCACCCCAATATCTAGTAGAGATGGCAAATATAGTGAATGAGGATCATCCTTTCCATTTATACCAGTAAGAACCTCAACACCCGTTTTTGTATTAAAAAGCAATAAATAATCATCATTCATAAACCGTCTATCGAATTTTAAAATGACACGTTTCTTTTTCAAATTACCTCCTTTTCCTTTGAGTTATTTTCTTCCATACCATCCCTTCCTTAAAAAATTAACAATAGTTTCATTTCAATAATTTATATATATAGTTTTGGTAACTAAAAAAATGAGATATCCTATTTTTTTTAGAACAAAATATAAATCTTGGTGTCTGACCTATACGGTGAAAGGAAAACATGAAACTAGAGACTTTTTTACAGCAATTACAGAGTACAGAAGAGATGGACGGTGGCGTGTCTGCAGCAGCTGGTATTGGCGCTACATATGATGCGATTCCTACTTCTGACAGATATGAGAAAAAGAAAAAGAAACAAATATTAAGAGTTGCGTACCCAAATGAAAATGTAATAAAATCAACACCTGTAAACAGGGTGATGATTGATTTAGATAGAACAATTCATAAGTATTCAAAAAGCTGGCATGATGGTTCACTTTATGATGATCCAATTCCTGGCGCAAAACAAGTTATTGATTGGTTAAAATCAAAAGGGTATGAAATAGTTATATTTACAACAAGAGCTTCAGCCGAAAATGCCAAGGAGCATGGCCAAGATGTTAATGAGCAAATAGAGAGTGTTGAAAATTGGCTAAGTAATAATGAAATTTATTATGACAGGGTGACTGCTGAGAAATTGAACGCCGACTTTTATATAGATGATAAAGCGATTCATATAAAAGATGGTAATTGGCTGGATGTTCTTAAGGAAATCAAATCAAGGGTGGGTAAATGAAGTGTGAATATGGTTGTTGGAATGATGCCCAATACCAATTAAAGAATGGTAAGTGGTGTTGTAGTAAATCTACAAAATCATGTCCTGAAATTATAAAAAAAAGTAGTGAAAGTAGAAGGGGATCAAAAAGAACTGAAATACAAAAACAAAGAATTTCTAAATCTCATATAGGTCAAATATCAACGAAAATGGGGTTGACTTATGAAGAAATATACGGCAAAGAGAAAAGTCAAAAAATAAAAAATAGAATAAGAAATGCTAAAAAATTATCTTTAGAAATTTTTAAAAAAAGATACCCTCTTGTATTTTTGGTAGATAATGTTATAGAAGATGATTTTGGGATTAAAGTTACTTGTAAAAATTCAACTTGCAATAAAAAATTTATACCGACTTACACACAGATATATGAAAGATATAGAGCGCTTACTAAACCTGGTGGTTATGAAGAAAATAATTTTTACTGTTCTGAACATTGCAAACAAGAGTGTTACTTATATGGAAAAAGTCCACAATCACTAGAGAATTTAAATATATATAGTTACGAAGAATATAAACAATTTAAAACAGAAATATTCAAAAGACAAAAACAACAATTTGGTGATAACTTTTGTGATTACTGTAATAATAAAAAAGTAAAATTGCTAGTACATCACGAAAACCCAAAAAAGACACATCCGCATATGATTCTTGATCCTGACAACGGGATAGTCATATGTGAGAAATGTCACAAAGTAATTCATAAAAAAGGAAGTAAATGTTCATATGGGAACTTATCTAAAATGATTTGTTCTTAGGAGGAAGAAAATAATGGGAATTAAAAATTCGTTCGCAAAAGTTCCGAACAACAGATTAACTCGTAATTTCGGCGGAACTGTTGGTGGGGTTGCTGACCCTTACGTTACTGGTTATCACTTTATGTACATGACCAAAATACCAACATTACTACCTAGATATGCCGGGTTGGATACATCGACAATCCAGAATCTATTAGCTGGAGCTTGTTTGTCAGTAACACCACCAGGTGGTACTCTAAACAAAGTAGAGTTTACTGGGCTTGGTGGAATCAAATGGGCTGTGCCGGGAAATGTTGATTATGGTAACTCTGTATCAGTTAAATTCTTAGAGTTTAACGGATTGCCTATTCTTAATATTATGCATGGTTGGGTTAAAATGATCAGGGATTACAGAACTGGTACAACTGACCTAGTTGATGGACCGCAGGGCGCAGGTTATACAAAGGGTACATATGCTGCTATTATGTACTATTGGACAACAGCTCCCGATGCAAAAACTGTTGAATACTATGCATGTTATGATGGTGTATTTCCAACAAAAGATCCGCAAGATTTGTTCACAAGTGATGTTGAAACAGTGGGCAGACTTGATGCGGAAATCGAATTTAATGTAGACTACATCTGGCACGAAGACTGGGTTAAAGTAAAATGTCAGTCTCTAGCAGATGAAGTGTTTGCAATGAAGGCAAATACAATTGAGGCTTATGGTAATATTACTGCAGCAGCTAGTTAATGAAATAAGCAAAAATAAAATGTGAATGAAAGGAGTTTAAAATGTTTAAAGGATTTAATATTAAGTACCCAGAGTATGAGGTCATTACACCTCAAACGGGATTATCGTTTCATGTAAGATCTCTCAATGTACAAGAAGAAGAACGACTAAAAGGAAGCTTATTAACACCGTCCAAAATTAACGAACATTTGAATAAATGTTTATTTGATTCATGTGTTAAAAAACCTGATAGCATTAAGAACTATGATGATTTTCTAAAAAAGGTAACATTAAAAGATCGAGATGCTTTGCTTTATGGTTTGTATCATATTACATATGAAGAAATAAGAAACTATGATGTTAGTTGTGGTTCATGCCGAAAAGATTATGCTGTTACAGTTAAAGCTTCAGAAACTTTTGAGATGAACCGATATCCTGGAACTGATATTCTCTCAAAAGAGACCCAAGTTGAGTTACCAGTTTCAAAAGGAGTTACTGCATCAATCAAACAACCAACTCTATTTGATGAAATGGTTGCACTTAAATCAGCTGGAGTTGGAGTTGTATCAAAAATAGATCTATTAACTGAAACCCTTATCTTAACGAAGTTTCAACATAATCCGGAAGAGGGAGATAGTGTTATTTATAGTGATCGTGAAGATGTTATTGATGCTTATAAATCATTGCCTTCAAAAGACAAAAGAGAGATTTATTCCAAATATAAGGACGAGTTCGGTCAATACGGTATTACGCTGAAAATGCTTAGTAGCTGTGTTCACTGTGGCAATGAAGAAGCCATGGATATCGATCTCGTAGAAAACTTTTTTCGTATGGTGCACTCAGTTTGATACCATAGATAAATATCGGACTATTCTTCAAACAAATGTATTCACTTGTATGGAAATGAGCAAACAGGCGTACACCGATATAATGGCTATGCCAGTTAAAAGATTTCAGGACTATATGAAATGGAAAACAGATCTTGAAGACGACAAACAAAAGATGTTATTAGAGGGGGTAAATAAAAAACGATAAATGGCTAACTTACTAAGCAGATTTAATAAAGAAGTAATTGGCTCAGATCAGACCATTTACGATTATATAGCCAAAATTACTGCTTCAGGGGATTTTAAAAGAGTTAAAAACATTGATGTAATTATTACATCTTGGAATAATATTCTGATGACGCCAAGAAGAACATATATCATGGACCCCAACTATGGAAGCGATTTACATAAAGTTTTGTTTGAACCGGTAGATGAGTCAACAGTTGAAAGGATTAAAACTGAGGTTGAATCTCAACTAATGTTATACGATGATCGTGCTTCTATTGAAGATATTGAAATAATGCTTAATTCCACAAGAAAAGGTTTTACAATCAATATTCTTGTTGGGTATGAAGGCGAGACATCAACTCTTTCAGTTAAATTTGATGATAGTACGGTTGTAAGGCAGGGACAGGGAGCAGCTATATAATGAGTACTCAAAAATTTCAAAGAATATATGATTATATTCATGAATATCAAAATCTTGTCTATGATTTCTATAGCAAAGATGTAGTTGCATTTTTGACAACATACTATCATATTGATACAGGAAGTACCATTTGGGAAGACGAAAATGTTTTTGCTGGTTCTTATGATAGAGTTGGTGAGTATTCTGGTGTTAAATGGAATAAAATTTTATTACTTCCTGTTTATTACTCCGAAGATATTTCTACTGCATTTGATGGTCAAGATATTGGATATGTAAAAGAAAACGAAACCTCTTTTACAATTCCGAGCACATACGGATTTATTCCATTAGCAAATGATAAAATCAAATTAGAACAATCATATTTACAAACAGAGAATGATGTATATCCAACATTTAATGTAACTGGCGTAGAAAAATCTGTGAACACACAAAGGACGTTTTGGAAATTAAAAGTAAAGGTTGAACAGAGTGTTACTGAGGATCAATTAAATTTGCAGGTTTCGAACGTATACTCATTTTTTGAATATGACAAGAAAATACATACATTAGAAGATTCTCAATTTATGTCAAGATTATTATCAAAAAATGAGAGTTTGAAAGATTGTGTAAAAACTAATTTGTACGACTCTAGAAGTGGTTTTTACTTTGCAAATAATAACGTAGCGCCTTGTTAATTTGGAGATAAGAAATGGCAGACGAAACAGTATCAAGTCAGATATATAAATCAAGAGATCAAATAAGAAATCAACTTATTGTTTTATTAAAGCAATATTTAGAACTCGAGAATGTGGATTTAACGAAATCTTCTTTTTTATCATTTATCGTTGATACTCTTTCAACGTTAACAAGCAATACACTATTTTACCAAATCTCAACATATAGGGAATTCTTTTTAACTAAAGCTCAACTCCCCGAATCTATTTACAATCTTGCCGCATTTTTAGGATACAGCCCAGAAGAAGCAACTCCCGCACAAGTAAGTGTTTTGTTTACAGTTCCATTTGGCTTTGAGGATCCAATTACTATATTTGAAATTCCTGAAGGGTTCACTGTAACTGCTGAAGGTAATATTAAATTTACATCTTACTACTCAACAACTATTACTGTTACAAACAACTCGCAAGTTCAAATTATTGTAAGAGAGGGAAACCGTACTTATAATCTTCCGGTGACGCCTGAAACTAGTGACTTTGTTTTTGTATTGCCATTTAGACAATTTTCAACTTCACAACAAGAATTTGCGATCTCTGAAGATTTACAACAATATCAATTTGTTTCCATTGATGTACCCTTTTCTGGTCAAATTTCATCACAAACAGTTCAGGTAAGACCATCGGGATCAGCTTCGTATGAAACATATACAGAATACCCTAGTTTATTTTTGATGGATTCATCAACAAAAGGTTATGTTGCCAGAAGAACAGATTCAGGACTAAACCTTCAATTTGGAAATGGTCTTATTGGTTATCAACCACAGGCTGGTTCAACTATTCTTGTAAATCTTTCATTGACAGACGGGGCTGATGGTAATGTTATTGCTGGTTCAATTAGAAGTGGAGACAGAATATACAACACTACCGATGCAGGCATAACCGAGATTGTTCAGTACTCAATTACTAATGCTGCACCGGCAATCAATGGAGAAGACGAAGAGTCCATTGAACAAATTAGAAGCAATGCAATCATCAATATTTCTGCATTAGAAAGAATTGTATCAGAAAACGATTTTATCAATGCAGATGTCATTATTGATAACTCACCGATTGGTGCTAATTCATTACCAGTGTTGAAAAGATCAGATTTGAAGGTTAATGAGATAGCGTTGTATTCAACTATTTATTTTGGAGATGATCTTGTTCCAACAAGAGATGTCTTTGAGACATTCGGTACAACATATATCCCAAGACAAACCGTCATTAATTTTGATGGAGTTGATTACTATACATTGTTTGATATGACAATTGACTCACTAAATTCAAATGCAGAATATACTTATATGATGTATGAGATTGAGCAGATTCCTACATTAGTTACTAGTTATGGATCATCAGATTACGACTTATATGCTGATCTACTAACAGTTAGCAGATCAGGTTCAACTGCTACATATAAACTTGACTATAAAACAACAGAGAGCGATTTTATTCTTACAACTTGTGAAATGGAGATTTCTGCAACTGGTGCTACATATAATATGACAAATGATGGAACAGCATTCGTTGCGTATTTCCCAAATAACCTAGCCATACCAAAGGGTGAACTAACCTATTTCTTTACTATAAGTCATCCTATGGAGGGAAACATAGCACAATATTCCACAGAATTTATTTTTAGACAAGACTTGAGCGATTTTACAATGTCAGATGTTGTATCTGACTCAACATCTTATACTGTATATGATATTCCTACGGTGGAAAAGGCTTATTATGATGCCATTGATCAAAGGGATTTCGAAGTTCAAGTAATGCAAGAATTGCTTACAACTCTAACATTTAAAGATTACAGAATGTTGACTGACTTTATTAATTTTAAATTTTCAAACACAACGGGTATTCTTCGTAATATGCAATTAAATGATGTAGATTTAGTTGCCGTTACATCAATAAGATGTGGAGCTCCACCATTTCCAGTTGTTGGAGATCGTTATATTGTCGGTCAGGGAAGTACTGGAGATTGGGAAGATTATGATGATAATGTTGCAACATATACCAGTGATGGTACTTCTTTTATCTGGGTTTTTACTGAACCAAAATCACAGCAAATGGTTTATGTAACAAATGAAGATTATAAGTATATTTATTCTGACTTGGGATGGGTAAAACCAGAGTACG